GTTCGATAGATTTATTTGTAGTGAACAAGGAGTGCTTTATAAAGATTATAAAATCTTTCTCAAAAAGGAAGTAGTAGATGTCCTCCCTATAAAACCTAGCATTACAGCCAGATATATGGGTGTCTCTCCTTTAATTCCATTATATAGACCCCAAAAGGTATCAAAATATAGTGATGTAGTATATAATTACTTAAATAGCCCTGCTTTTAAAGATAAAATTATATCTGATAAATTATCTATGGAACCACACAGGATGTGTGTGAATGCTGGCTGGGCATCACAACAGAAAGAATTTCAAATATTCTGTGATAAGACTAATGAAATTAGTACTAAAGAAATAATCTCTAGGATTTTTAAGAATTTAAATAAACTTAGACTGCCTGAGATGAAAGAAATAGAAGCTATAGATACGCTTTTAGTTGGTACTAATAAAGATGCTACTCCAGGTATCTTGCCTGAGGCTATATTCGGTAGATCAATCAAACATAGAGATGTTGATAGCACTTTGAAATTCATAGCTTGTGGAGTGTTAAGGAGAGCACTTAAAGAGGAAGGTTATAGTTCTAGATTACCGTGGCAAGTGGGTGGGAGGACTAGACAGCAAAAGTTTTTTCCTGGAGAACCTTTAAGATCTAGATTTTTAATAGCACCAGATGGTGTAGAAAAAATTGTAGGTCTCGCATGTATTGAGGAATTTCAAAAAGAGTTATCAATTATAAATAAGAAGTTTAATGATAATGAGATACAACTTGGAGTAGATTTCATGAATGGAAATTTTAAGCACGTATTTCATAATAGATTAATTAAAAAGGACTACGCTGTGGAGTTAGATCTTAAGAGGTTCGATCAACATGTAGGACCAAATGTAATCAAGGTAGCCTTCGCAATTCTTAGATCTTGCTATCCTATAGGTAAAGAATATGACAATTTATTTAATTATTATTGTAGTAGTTTTATTAATAAAAACATAATTATACCTGGTGGTTATATTTATAGAGTTAAGAAGTCTATTGCAACTGGCTCACCTTTTACTTCTATTATAGGTAATTTATCAAATTGGATAATTCAGACATGCGTTCTAGATAAAATAGGTGTAATTAATTACGACTTGATGGTTTATGGTGATGATACTTTAATATTATTAAATGGTAAGAATAATTTTTGTATTAGCTCTTACGAGAGAGAACTGCATTCTATGTTTAATCAGACAGCTGATCCGATATCCATTAAGAAGATTGATC